GGATCTTGAGACCACCGAAGCATTACGTCTTCAACGTGAGATCATGAAAAAGGAACTCGAGGTGCAAAATTTGACTCTCCGTAAACAGCAGATGGAAGAGGCTCAGAACCAGCAAGTTTATCAGACCCATCGTACTAAAGCGATGGAGAGTAGAGACAGAGTTTATGAAAGATATCCCGCATTGCAGGATAAGGCTTCGGTCTATCGTAAGCAGTTCGATGATTATGTTTCACAAGCTCAGTCCGACCCCGACTACGCCGCAGTTTTTGATTCGCCAAAATGGCCAGAATTACTTGCCAACGAATTCGCATCTATATCGCCCGCACCGGCACCGGCTCCAGCTCAGGCTCCCCAGCCTCAGGCCGTAGCCCCGCAGCCGCAGGCACCACAGATGGGAACTCAGGCAAAGGTCTTGACGACAGGAACTACGGCACAACCTGTAAACGCCCCGATCACCCCGGACGGCTTACTTCAACAGCTTCCTAATATGAACAAAGATGATATCTATGCTCTGCTTGGAAATCCTGGAGGAGCACAGCCACTGAGGTAGTAGGAGCAACAATCCTAATCTCAAATAATTAAATAAAATGGCTATAAAAGGCATCCCATCACAAACTCCCGGAGGAAACTCCCCCATCGCCGAAGCGCAAGCTGCCGGTAATGTGGATCTTGTAAACAACACTACTTCCTATCAAGGTCTTCTTGATGGTCCTAACTCTGACTTGCGTTCACGTCTTTGGTCTGAGCTCGTATCTCGCGACGCTAGGGAAAAAAACGTATTCGCAAAGTTCATCGGCGGAGAAGGTAGTGGTCAACCAATCACAGAAAAACGCGATCTATCCGCAGGCGGATCAGACAAAGTAACATTCACTACTGTTGCTCCTATCAGAGGACAAGGTGTTCGTGGGGAAGAAATTCTCAAGAACGCTACTGAAACTCTTGATTTCGGAACATTCAGCATTGAAGTCGACTTAGTTCGTCATGCAGTTTCTTGGACACAAGTTCTTAAGCTCATGAGATTCACCGGAAAAACCATTGACCAGCTTTCTGCTGAAGTCATGTCCGAGTGGATGAGCCGTACCGAGCAGGATCAAATCCAATACGCATTACGCCAAATCTGTTCAACTAAAGGTGCATCTAACACTATTAGCGGATATGGAACTGGTGCAAGTGGAGCTCTTAAATATGTTGACGGATTAAGTACCGACATCATCCAAGAAGCAAAACAAGCTCTTATCGCTAATGGTGCTGAGCCAATGAATACTGGCGGAGACGTTAACCAAGAAATTCCTGGTTATCTTTTCTTTGCTCCTGACGCATGCTTACGTCCATTACGTTCAGATCCTGATTACTTAGAAGCTATTACCCAAGCTGACGCGCGTGGAGCAGACAACAAGTTGTTCTCCGGTTCATATGCTAAGTGGGATAATAACATCATTGCTAATCACAATGTTCTCATCGACACCGCACGTGGACGTCAAGGTTCTCCTTTACTTCCTACCTTCTACAATTTTGACACTGTGACTCAGTCCGGTTCGACTCTTGTAATTGGTGGATCTGATGGAGATTACACCGCAAACTTCCGCGGCGTATCTATCCGTATTCCTGGTGGCGGAGGAGATCTCCTCGGTGCCGATTCAGCTGACAGCTATGTTTTAGCTATCGATACCGCTGGTGCGTACAAGTTGTTCGAATACTCAGTAGGAGCAACCACAACCGACAGTCAAATTACTTTGACCGAAAAAACCGACACCTTAGTAGCTACTAAGACTGACGATGTTTTCGCAGCCGGTTCGTTGTTCGTTCAAGCAAATGCTATCGGTACTCCTATCGGTTACGCATTGGCTATGGGTAAAGACGCAATGTACTTCGCAAAAGGAAAAATCTACGGTGAGCAAATCTTCCATTACGACGATTTCGCAAACAGTGGAAACGAAGCACACTTGTCAGCTGTTGGTGTTCAATCCGTTTACGGAATGGGCGCACGCAAAGACACTCGTGGACGTGTTCCTTCTGTTCAACTTATCGAAGTTGTTCGTCAAGTTCCCGGTCTTTCTTTGATCCAGGCGTAAGCCAAACCTAATGGTTAGGAATTTCCCCACCCATTAAACCCTCGGCCTCTCTCCTGCGTATGCGGGGGAGAGGCTTTTTTATATCATGAAAATAATAATAATTGGAAAAAGTAATCAAATGGGCGCTACGCCCAATATTAGACTAAAAGGCATGTCTCAAATGAGATATAATTTCTTATGGGATCCGGAGATTAGGCATTTTGCTTATGAACCAAAAAATCAAAAGGAAGTAGATGATATCTTCAGGACTCAGGGTAAGATATATCGCACAATGTACTTTTCCGTTTATATGGACGAGACTAAGGCGGAAGAGGTAAAACCGACTCCATCTGCTGGTGCGAAATCTCGCCCAAAATCTAAGCCTAAAGCTAAAACTCAACCGGTAGCAGAAGCGGTTTCGAGTGAATAAAATGGCTTCATGGCCGCGATTACATATCTGTCCCTAAAGGATCAGCTTTCTTCGATGCTCGGTGCTGATTCAGCTGCCGATCTACCACAAATCGATCAAGATAGACTTGGTATATACATCAATCAGGCATATCGTGAATGCTATACCCCGATTGATGGAAAGCGTCCAATGTGGGCTCAAAAAGGATTTACTCTTTCTTTTGCCGCTGACCAAGCGGGTGCAGACCTGACACCTGATGTTGTATCTGTAGACAAAATACCTGAACTCATTGGCGAAGGGCCTTTGTCTCCAATGACTGGGCCAGAGGCTGAGATCAAAGCTCGATCAATCTTTGCCTATGACTTTCGTGCACCTTCTGGGCGTGGTTTAAACTTTCCTCATTACAAAGATAATGAACCTGAAAAGGGTAGACCGATTTGGTACTACATCGATAATAGAAATTCGGGAAGTGATACAAAAGTCATTCCTAGATTCTTTTTATATCCAATACCTGACAAGGCTTATACGGTTGAATTATATGCAAACATTGTACCCGCTGAATTAAGTCTTGATACTGACGAACCAAGAATTCCATCCGATTTGGTTTGGGATATTATGTATCCAATAGCTCAGGGGAAGTTACTTTCAGATCCAAGATACAATGGGGATAATAAAGAATTTGTTGCCCGTATGGCGGATGAAGCAAGAAAACGGCTTCGTCAAATGGTCACTCCTCAAAAGCATAAAGGCTCGCTAAGATTGGGTAAACGAGTCGGTTGGTAATGGCTAGAGATCTTACCATTCGGCCACTAGGTCGTCCTAAGGTATCGAAGGATAATCAGGCTGGGTTTCAGCGTGTAGCTCGTAGGTATGTAATTCAAGGCCCGAGAGCTAGTAAAGTGGGCATTGTTGATCCGAGTAATCCTCTGTTTTTACCAGTCGGAACTTCGGATGAAGAGTTCACAAACCACCTTTTAACAAATCAGCAAATTGAACCGGCTCAAGGTTCAATGGATAAAGCTTATCTGGTTCGTGAATTTACTGAGATACGAAATACTTGGAGTTCTGAATCTGTTACCGAAAGTGGTGATTTAAAAAGAATGCAAAGGAAATATGCTGTTATTCGAGCGGAGCATTCTCTTGGATATGGAGCTACTGAATGGGCTAACCACCCACATAATTCATCTACTCCTTCAAACGACCCGTGGGATTATCTTCCCGAAGTAATCAAGGCAACAGAACCAACTTCTACAGGCTACGGTCTTTTTTCGAACGCGGGAAACACACCGGCTGGGTTGAAGCCTCCGATGATTGAGACTAACGGGGTTTCATTTGGTAACATACCTATTGTAAGCATACACTCTGAACCCCATGTACCTCTAGGTTCTGCGTTGTCCCATGTCGCCAGCGGTCTAGGAAGTTTAAGTTGGCTCCGTGCCACCGTTACCGTTGACTCATCAAATCCTGGAATTGATGTTTGGAGCGTAAGCTGGGCTGCTCCAGTTACTGATTATTGGACAAGTAAAGAAGGTAAGAAGTCGAACGGCGGTTCTTCCGCACCACCTTCATATTTTGATTTTGATCATAATGGTGTGAAGCTTTTAAGACTCGGGAAAAAGGCCAGCGGTGGAACTTCTCAGGTTGTATACAAAACCTATGTGTCTTTTGTCGTTGGTGCAGATCCAGGAGAAGAGTTATCATCTCTATTTAATGGTGGTGGGTCTACACTTGGTTCCGCTGTGTCTATGGACTTTCATTTTGTTGGTATTGATGGAAATAGTAGAACCGCTAGCTTTCGACAGGCTATGCCAAATACATGGAAAGCAATTGATACCACTGATGGTATCAAATTTCCAAGCTCAGGAACTGGTGTTAAGGCTGGTGATCCTAATCCGAATAGTGATGGCAATTATACGGAAGCTGATGAAATCGCCGACCAAGGCGACATCAAGGTAGCCGAAGGAACAGCGAAATCCTACATATTTAATTATATCCATAAAAAGGATGAACCCTATCCACTATATCAAGGTCAGCCAATTATGAGAACCGCTGGCCGTATGGATTGGACACATTACTATGACCGTTCAAGTAACTATTCTTCGACCGGCGGCTCTTCGATAGCACCAATATTTTCCCACGGAAATCAAAGAATTTGGAAAATTCAAACGGTGTTTATTTCATGAGCGATTTTACAAGCGATTTAAATGCTGAGAAGTTAAGTGAGATTGAAACTCAAATTCAGGAACTTGGTTCTGAGGTTGCTGAAAATAGGGGTGATATTGATCGTTTAGAAACTATTGAGCTTTTTGACCGAAGTGAAGAATCCCGACAAGTAATTGTTCATTGGTTAGAAGATGTCGATGGAGATTCTGTTGTCTCAATAGGTAATGCTAAGGACGAGTTTATAAAATTTTCTGAAGAACGGGCGGAAGATCCAAATGAGCATCAAGTTTCTCACGGTGATGTTTTAGTCATCGGAGGAGACTGTCCGTGGTATGCTATCTGCGCAAAAGTTGATCGAGGTGTTGGTGGTGGTGATGTAGGATTTCAGGCAGAAGATCCGATGGATGTTGCGGGTACGGAGCTAGAAAATGACAAACCGTATAAAGAGTTTGTAGTTTGGGGTGGATGTGGAACTGGTGATGGAGAAGGCGGCGGAGCTGGCGATGGATGCGTAGGTACGCCAAGCTCGATTTGTATTTCTACTGCAACCGCTTCAACAAATAGCAGTTCTGGCCCACCTATTAAATTGACGGAGATTAGAACGCCTGTTCCCGCTCCTGATCCATTGTCGAATGAGTTTACGTTTAATTCAGGGCTATCAGATTTTACTGTTGTTGAAGATAGTGACGCAACTCCTGAAAATGGTGAAAGCTTTTTAGCCTTTGAAAATAATGTAACGGCCGATGATATCTGCCCTGATGGATGTGGTGTAAAACTAAGCCTTAAGAAAACTGAAATTGAGAAAAAATTACATAAGATAAATGCCACACCTCTTGAACAAAAAAAGGTTGTCGTAACACCGAAAGAGTTGGTGACAAAAGATTACACATCAATGACTGCTTCACTTACAGTTGGTGATGCTACCATATCATCTGACAGTTGCGGTAATCTTTCTTCTTCACCTGGATGTGATGGCGGTGCTGCAAGTACTGTTTTTGGCTTAGCTACTCTCACTCAAACCGGTCCGACTATAATAGAAGACGCGGATTTAATAGATGTTCAGGATGTTGATCCAGCAAATATACCGCCCGTTTCTGTGGGCAATTTAACACTGCCGACTGATTTCACTCAAGGAACGGTTAATTTATCAGACATCGATAATAAAAAAGCTTTTTTACCGCTACTAGAAGGCGCAGACTGCCCAACTACTGAAGATGTTTCTGTAATTACATCTTTAGGAACTCCTCAAGTCTCAGTTGGAGAATGTACGGACGGTTGCCAAGAGATTACTATTACTTTTCAACCTTTAGAGACTACTCTAAATTTTAAGTGCGGACTGTTAGTCGGCTCGGGTGACGAGACTATAGGCGATAACCCTGAGGTAACTGCTAAATTAAAAGTTCCTTGTGGTTGTAATGAAGCGAGTCCTTGCGGAGGTCTACCAAGCTCAATAACTGTAACCGAAAAACATCCAACAAATAGCAATACCACTATTACATATACAGCAACATTAGATACAAGTTCCTGTACTGTATACCAAGACGCTTCAAATAATGGTGTCTTGGATATAAAAGGAAACGGACTTTGGGGTTACCAATCTCCAAACTCTAACGGTTTTTCAAGCGGTGTGCTGCACACCCCTTCAGGGAGTCTTAATTTAAATACAGGTTGGACTGTTACTATATCTTAGAAATTATGAGCGAAGACAAAGAAAAATCAAAAGGACTCGGAGACACAGTTAAAAAAGTAACTAACGCTCTCGGAATCAAGCAATGCGAACCGTGCAAGAGAAGACAGCAAAAACTCAATCGGTTGTTCCCGTACAAAGATAAAGATAAGAATAAAGGGTGAGGTTTTTCCGGATACCAGCCTTCACGGGCATCGAAACGCACCGCGATGACGCCGATCGGGGCAGCTTACGCGTAGTCGAAGGCTGCGTCCCCCACGGGCCGGGAGGACTGCGTTCGGGCCCAGTCTGGGAACAGCTTGGAACGGTTGGATACCCAATCGATTCTGATCAAAATAAGGTTATAGCCCATGATGACGGTAACGGGAATTCTGTTATCGCTGTTGCGAGGACTGATGAAGTTCATGAGTTAATGGTCATGAGCACCGAGCACACGAAAATCGATTCTCTTGGTGCTAGCTATCAAGTAGTCTCTTCAGATCTTTATAAATCAGGAAAGTCGTCTATTACCCCGATTGGTAATAGAATGTATGCAGTCGGAGACGGTAGTGCGGAAGCTACTTATCTTGGTAAAGGTCCGATTAATAAACCTACTCATGAAGTCTTCCCAAATCAGGTTTTATACGATCTTGAATGGTCTAGATTTCCAAATTGTCAGTTCTATGTTCAAGGACCAAAGAAAACAATTTTTGCATCTGGAAATCCTGACCAACCACTTAGAGTTTACATATCAGAACCAGCCGGTCTGACTGATCCATATAGTGACTCTCCATACTCAACAGAGTTAACGGCTGAGCATGCTGGAGTCCTGAGTACCGTAGACATACTATCATCAAATGCGTCCAGAATTACTGCTCTTTCAACCCGCGGAGATCAGGTCGTAGTCCATACGGATAAAGGTTGTCATCTTCTATACGCTCCTCAGCCAGATCAGGCAAGTACCGGATTCCGTGTCGAACAAGTACCCGCTACTAATTTTTCTGGTGCTGTTAATTCTCAGGTCGTTGCTGGTGAGAGCGGAAGCCAACATTTTTGGATGGGACACGATGGTCAAATATATAAGGATGAGGCCGCAAGTCGTGGGGCGGAGGACTTTAAGGGTTATGCTGATGCCGCTCAGGCAAATTGGAAAGCCAAAGGTACTTGGGAAAAAGAACATCCAATAGATCTATCCGATGCGTTTGCTACTTACGATCCACAAAGCGGAATGTATTGGGTGTATACTAGATCAGATGAATTTACAGAATCAATCTCTGGGGATGCTCCTGGCTATCCAATTAATTTACAATCTACATTAATCCCTGATGCACCTGGAGTTCCTGAAAATTTACAATCGTCTCTGCTTCATGACGCTCCCGGAATACCAACAAATTTACAATCATCAGTCGTTCATGATATTCCAGGTGTTCCTCAAAATTTAACCTCTTCTCTAGTCCCTGATGCACCGGGAGTGCCTACAAATTTAACCTCTTCTTATATACAAGCTCCTGGTGTTCCTCAAAATTTAACCTCTTCTCTAATTCCTGATGTAGATGCTCCTGGAGTACCTACAAATTTAACCTCTTCTCTAGTTCATGACGCTCCTGGAGTGCCTACAAATTTAACCTCTTCTCTGGTTCCCGATGCACCGGGAGTGCCTACAAACTTAACTTCTCAGGTTATAGTTCTCGGTCAATTTAGAAACAGCTCTACTTTAAAAATGGATGTTGATTACGCTCAGGGCGGTGTCACTACAAACTATGCTTCTGGAGTTTTTCTTACTTACAGCGGGTTGATGGACACAAGTGATATAACTACCCATTCAAACGGTTCCGTACAATTAAGCTCAAACCCCTCCGGTCAACAACCTTCATGGTTTGTATCGTATCAAAACTCGAACGGTGCTGATAACCTAGCCTATATTATCGGTAATTCTTCAGGCACTTCTTTTAGTGTTTGGAATTGGATTAACACAGTTAACGCAACGGCTTCAGGTAAGTTTGCTTTTGTATCAACCTCTTTCACACCAGCGGAGATAGAAGCGAGTGACACAACTGATGTTTTTGCGGAAATACTTAACTCACCGACAATCGCTGATAACCGGGAATTTACAATTTACTACTAAAGCAACCGATTGATAAATAATAACAACTTAACCAAAATAAACGCATGGCAACTGTAACTTTAACTTGGCAAGCACCCGCATCAGGCGGCCCTGTAGATAATTATAAAGTTTACCGAGTATCGGGGACTGTAACTAATGAGTCATCTGTGAAAGCTGGTACAGTATTAACAAGTTCTCTTTCAAGCTCCACACTTACATATGATGATACAACATTAAGCAGTGGAGCCGGAGCACATTCTTACACTGTAACCGCGGTAAACGCTGGTGGAGAAAGCGCAGGCGCAACACCTACTACTCAAACGCTTTAAGCGTTAAAATTTTGGTACGATGTCTGTACCTGACGATTGTAAAACTATTTATGTCGAACAGACTGTTAGTAATGACATCTGTAATGGTCGATATGATTTAGATGAGGCTACGCAACAGTGGGTAAATGAAAATAACCCTTCTTGTACTATTGCTAAAATATATGATGCTGGTACCGGTTCATACCAATGGGCGTTTAAAGTAACTCTTCCGCCCGGTGCTGACCCACCTCCAGGAGCTGTATACTCGGTAGGTTTTTCGTTTTATGAAAAATACAGAGTTGTAGCCGGTGTCTACATAGAACCAAACACTACTGATGATGACCGCATAGCGTGGTCTCCGATTCTAGGTGATGATGAAAACTCTTTTGGCTTTGGTGCCGGAGTGCAACACCCTGAAAGTTACGATATCAACTCTGCCGAAGCAATACCTTCTGTTGTGATGATGGGGGATACTGAGCTATACCTAGCGTGGAAAGTCGAAAACCTAATAGCTCATAAACAAGGTCTTGATGTAGCGGATTTTTATTCAAGAAATTTATCGAACCCTTATATTTACCACTCAAGTGTGCAAGACTTAAGCGGTGAAATACTTTGGGATACTTCAGAGCACCATATCAATGCGATAAACAATATACATTCTATGGGTTATGTTTCGAAGAGCATAATAGTTGGAGATGCAACCCAGAACGGTCTTGATTCTACTCGAACTAGAAACTTTTCTAACATAACTGCTAACTATTCTAAATTCAGTACATATACCGAGTACACGACTGGAGATATAAGTCTTAGCCATTTTTGTCCTGTTAAAGCGTGTGATGTTATATCTGTTGGGAATGTTGGTAACTCCCCAAGTAGACGACATGTAGCCGATAACAATTCGCTTCTAGCGGTAAACCGATACGCCGGTATAGGTCAGCCGTTACAATACATTGTCAGAAACCCTTTTGAAGACGAAGAAGAATACGACCCTGAAGATCCAAACCCTCTATTTCCTTTTTATCAAGTAGCTAAAGCTCAAAGTGAAGATCCGAATTCTTCGTGGTGTGCTAGTGTAGGATGGATGTTAAAAACATCTATTAGCTCGATCACTGATGAAGACTCTATGTGTCCGGCGGAGGGAGATTGGGGTGATGGAGTAACAGTTTCTAAAGATCCTATTGATAACGGAGGCGGAACCGATGGCGGAACCGATGGCGGAACCGATGGCGGAACCGACGGCGGAACCGACGGAGGAACGGACGGCGGGACGGACGGCTCGACCCGTGCTGATTATACTGGAAAAACAATAGCGTCAAAATATAAAGGCTGGGTCTACGACGAAAGAACATCTGCGATTTCCGGACCTTTTGATGCGGGTGCAATAACTTCG